GGCAAGGCTTGTGCATTGATGGCCTAGAGAAGGGCTCCAAAGAAGTTAAGGAGATTAAAAAACTAATCAATCACAGAGAGCTTAAAAAGATTATACTAGAACGCAAGATGCTAGGTATGGCAGCTATGCAAGTTATATATGCCAAGGCAGGTAATGAGCGTAAAGTAGTAGGAATTAAGCATTTTCCTATACACACTTTAAGACCTGAGAGAATGAACACTGAAGGCATTATAGAGAACTATTACTACCATCCAAATTGGAAGGACAAAAGCCCTTCAGATACTCTTAAAAAGATACCTACATTTGGTAACTCTACAGAAGCTATTGAGTTATTTATACTTAAGCCTTACATCTCAGGTTACTCATATTTTAGCCCTGTAGGATATAGTGGAGCTTTGCCTTATTGTGAGCTAGAAAATGAAATCTCTGACTACTTACTTAATGAGGCTAAGAACTCATTCTCAGGAACTAAGGTTATAAACTTCAACAATGGAGTGCCTTCTAATAAAGAGCGTGAGGCTATCTCTAACGACGTTAAAAGAAAACTAACAGGCTCTAAAGGTCAAAAGGTAATTGTAGCATTTAACGAAAACGCAGACAGCAAGGCAACGGTTGAAGATATATCTTTGAATGACGCACCTGCTCACTATGAGTATTTAGCTAATGAAGCTATGCACAAGATTTTAGTTGGCCACAGAGTAACGTCTCCTATGTTATTAGGAATCAAAGACGGAGGTAATGGTCTAGCATCTAACTCAGATGAGATTATGGTAGCCTCTCAGCTATTTAACTCTACAGTTATAGCTAACTTTCAAGACGAGATTTTAGACGCCTTAGAAGAGGTCCTAGAGCTTAATGGTGAAGTACCTGAATTATATTTCATTACATCTCAGCCTGTAGAATTTACTACAGAAAACCAAGAAGAGGATGAGGTAGTAACAGAGGATAAAAAAGAAGTTGAAAAGGTAGAAGATAAAGACGCTGAAGAGAATAAGAAAGACCAAAATTTAAAGAGTGCTATTGACTTAGCAATGAGTGCGTACCTAAAAACCCGAGATTAATGTGTAAAGTAGGAGACCAACAAGCAGAAATATTAATATACCTAAACAAGGTGGGCGAGGTTATGCCTGACGATTGGGTGTGTGTTGACGCTAGAATAGATGACGGAGAGACAGAGGACGAAGACTTTGAAGCTATGCTTAACGCTACTTTAAACGTGGCCCTTAGTGTAGCCCCTGCTGACAATAGAGCAAAGGATAGTGTGCAAGACAATAAATTTGTTAAGGTACGATATGCTTATGTGCAAGGCTCTAAAAAGAAGGGTAAGAGTAACCAAGGTAAAAAGATGCGCCCATTTTGTGCTGCTATGGAGTCGGCCTCTAGGTTATATCGTAAAGAGGATATACTAAAGATGAAGGCTGACGGAGTAAATAGTATTCTAGGTCACAATAAAAATCCTTATAGTTTGTGGTTGCATAAAGGCGGCGTTAACTGTCACCATAAATTTGAAAGACGAATATACATTAAGAGGGAAAAAAGAGACGGAACGCCTTGGGGAGGTAATGCAATGAATGGAGTAAAAAAGGCTACAATAGCCCAAGCTCGTAAGAAACATTTTAATCCAAAGAGTGGACGTTATAGAAATGATAGACGAGTAGCTGAGGCTCAGATAGATAGAGCAGACAGAGGCCATCACCCAAGTTATAAACCAAAAGGAAAAAAGAAATAATATGAAAGCTTTATTTATTAGTAGAGATGACCTAGTAAGATATACACCGATTTCGGGTAACTTAGATTTTGACAGAGTAGTGCAATACATTGAGATAGCTCAGGATATACACGTGCACGAACTCCTAGGAACTAACTTATACGAGAAGCTACAAGCTGACGTATTGGCTAACACACTTACAGGAGATTATGAGACCTTAGTTAAGAATCATATAAAGCCAACCTTGGCACAATATGCTTTATTAGAGTTTTTACCTTTCAGTCAGTTTAGTATTAACAATAAAGGTGTATTTAAACACACTAGCGAAGCTTCTGAGACAATATCTAGGTCAGATATTAATATGATGACAGAGGCCACTAGAGACACGGCTAACCACTACGCAAGTAGAATGATTGAATACCTAAGAAACTACCCTAATAGTTTTCCTGAGTATCTAACAAATAGTAAAGAACAAATGTCCCCAAATAGAGATAGTAATTTCGGTGGGTGGCAAATATAACACAGCTATAATATGTATAAAACAATATTAGACGTAGCCGCTACGGGGGCGTGGACTTTAAGCGCAGTAAACACTTTGACAGATTTCGATATAGTTAGCACTACGGGAGTTATTCAATTTGCTTTATCTATTTTGGGTGTAATTTGGACTGTAGTTAGGATAGTGAACGACTCTTTAAATGGTAAAGTAAACAGAGAGCATACTAGATTAGAGAACGAAAGAATAACAAGAGAGCTTTGGGAGCTAGAAGACGTAGACGATATAGATGAGAGACATAACTAGAATAATACTACATTGCTCAGCTACTCCTGAGGGTAGAGACGTATCTGTTGACACTATAAGACAATGGCATTTAGATAGGGGGTGGTCAGATATAGGCTATCATTACGTAATAGACCTTAAAGGTAACTTACAAGAAGGCAGGCCTGTTGAAAGACAAGGAGCTCACGTGAAAGGATACAATAGAGGCTCGATAGGCATATCTTACGTTGGCGGTGTTGACTCCAATATGAAACCTAAGGACACAAGGACAGAAAATCAAAAGGGACGCTTAGAGGCTCTTATAATGGATTTAATGGATAAGTACCCTAATGCTACATTACACGGACATAACGAATTTAGTGCAAAAGCCTGTCCTAGCTTTGATGTACAAAAAGAATATATAGATATAATAAACTACTTTAAAGATTGTGCATAACATACTTATAATAATAGCGTTTTTACTAGGTGCAACTATAAGGAAAGACTCTGTTAAGTGTCCTAAAACATTAATGCTAATAAATAGACTACTAACTATAACACTAATACTATGGATGATAGCAACCCGAAATTAAAGAAAAACGGTGGAGAAGGAACTAACGTAGGTAATGCCCTTAGATGGCTTGTGAAGCAAGGTAAGAACGTCTCTCCTGAACTTTTAAGCCTAGCAGGTAATATCACAGGTATAAAGCAATTGAGTACCTTAGGGGACGCTATACGAGGTGATAAGAATTTACCTGAAGCAGACAAGACTATACTACTTCAAGAGATGGAGAACGATATGATTGAGATGGTTGAGGTTACTAAGCGTTTACAAATAGATAGTGAACACGCCATTACTAGAATGATTAGGCCTGTAAGCTACGCAGCTATGTTTGTGCTATTTATGTCTGTAGTACTATTAGATGGCAACCTAGGAGCTTTTACAATAGATAAAGCCTATGTGCCTGTGATACAATCTTTATTTGGAACTATGACTATATTCTACTTTGGCTCTAGAGGTATTGAGAAGGTTATGAAGACTTTTAAAAACAAAGCATAGTTAGGGCGTATACATAAAAGAAGTAATCCTTTAAATCTCTAGCTTAACTCTAAAAGCGGTAACCTTTAAGTCGGTAACCTTTAAAAGCGGTAACCTTTAAAAGCGGTAACCTTTAAGAAGCTTACTGAGTCAGTAAATTAGGTTTTTATTTCCAATCTCTAAGAAAACAACAAAGAGAAGATACACTTTTTTTTTGACATACACAAGCTTTTCTGTGTTTATTTTTATATCAGTATCAAAACACCCTTAATATTGTTTTTAAATAAAGTACCTATAATAAGAAATCTGATAGGAATAGGCGGAGGTTTAGGTAGGGTTTTCCCTTCGCTCCTATCTTTTATATATGGCAAAGAAACCAAAAAAGAAAACGCTTAAGTATTGGAAGACTAAAATCGATAAGCCATTCCACGAGTTTATCAGGAGAAGAGACGCAGATAACAGCTCAGGTTATTGCAAATGTGCTTCTTGTAACAAACCTATACACTTTACCGAATCTGACGCAGGCCACTTCATAGGACGTCAACATTTAGCTACTAGATGGGACGAACGCAATGTTATGGCTCAGTGTAGAAAATGCAATCGATTCGAATATGGTAGACAATATGAGTACTCTGTTAATTTAGGAGCTGAGCTGTCAGACGAATTACTACAGAAGTCTAGGGGTGTAATGAAATTGATGGACTTTGAGTATATGGAGATATTCGAAGAGTACAAGGCCAAGCTTCAGGCCCTTAAAGATATCCAAAACTTTTAATCAATTCCTTTGGTAGTCTCGTTTATTTTGCGTATATTCATTATATGGAAAAACTAACACTTACACAACTACAAGACAGAGCCGACAATAAAGTGGCCTCAAAGATTTTCTTTGCTCAGAACAAATTAGCTGAGTATAAAATGATGGCTAATGGTATTATAGACCACGGCATAGCACAAGAGACTATTGAGAAAATGATATCTTCAGCGGAGATAGAATTAGATGTATGGCACTATATAAATCACAGACTTACTTTCAATGACTAAACCAAAAGACAAATGCCTAAAGCATAAGAGAGCTTTCACTGTATGGTATAGATATACAGGAGAGCTTATATGTTCAAAATGTAATAC